TTAAATAAAACAAAAAAAAATTATATTTATAAATAAACAACAATATGAAAGCAAAAACATTTGAAAACCTAATTAGAAGAATAGTTAGAGAAGAAATTGATTATGCGTTACGTAGAGAAATCAAATCACTTAAAGAAGATTTACGTGATGAAATTAAACCAATAATTAAAGAACAACCTATTACTAATAAACAATCTATACCAAGTAATGTAAAAAATTCTTTAAAGGAAAAAATAATGGGTAAAAAACCCATAAAAAAACAAAATTTTGCAAAAGATAGTACATTAAATGATCTTTTAAACGAAACAGCACAAGGAGACACAAATACACAAACAGCAATGGCTCCTATAACAGATCCATTTAGTTCAAGTGATGTATTACCTACAGATATTATGCCAACGCCTGTACAAAAAGTTGTAAATAGAGATTATAGAAGTTTAATGAAAGCAATAGATGATAAAAAAAATAAATAATGATAAATGAACCTTTCCAAATAAGTCCTTTAGATTTAGATAGAAATAGTGCTATAGGAATTGCTTTTCCTCTTTTAGAAGGAGGCTCTTTTAAACAAACGAGAACAGTTGCTGAACAAGTAAAAGCTAACATAATTAATGTTTTACTAACAGAACCTGGAGAAAGAGTTAATCAACCAGATTTAGGAGTAGGATTAAAAAGTTTATTATTTGAAAATATTACTAATGCAAATGAAATAGTACCAATAATAGAAGAACAACTAGAAACATATGTTCCTGATATTGATTTAGAAGATGTATTATCTGAATTTATAGAAGATGAACATATATTACAAATTACATTAGTATACTCTTTAGTAATTTCAGGACTAAGAGATTCTATAGTAGTAAATATGAGTAATTCTTCTCAAGGAGCTAATTATAAAAGTTCTGCTGGAGGATTTACAGAAGGA